GTCTATGTTTGAAAGAGGCTTTGAATTACTAGGACTTAAACTTCAACCGGGATCAGAACCTTTTGAAGGAGCATGTACAGCCGTACACCCACTCCTGATTGAGTCAGCCGTTAAGTTTCAATCCAAAGCTTCTGGAGAACTGTTTCCCAGCAATGGTCCTGTAAAGGCTAACATACTGGGAAAGACAACTGTTGAGAAACAGATGCAAGCTAATCGTGTTCAGAGTTTTATGAATTATCAGCTTACTGAACAGATGCCTGAGTATTTTGATGAATTTGAAAGAATGTTATTCCATCTTCCTCTAATAGGATCAGCATTTAAAAAGATATTTTATAGTTCTACTCTTAAACGTCCTGTCTCAGAATTTATTCCTATAGATCAGTTTTATGTCTCCTATTATGCAACTGATCTGAGAAATGCTGACAGATATACTCATGTAATTTACAGAAGTCCTGTGGAACTTCAAAGAGATGTTCTGGCTGGTGTCTATAAGGATATAGAGATGCCTACACCAAATCAATCTAGTATTACATCTTTTACACAAAAAATGGATACTATATTAGGCTTAACTCCTTCTGCTGATAAAGATCCTCAATATGTATTACTGGAACAACATTGTTATCTTGATATTGAAAATAAAGATCAATCACTCCCCTATATTGTAACTGTGGAAGAACAGACAAGACAGGTATTGAGTATTCGTAGAAACTATGAATCTGATGATCCTAACATGGAAAAACGTAGTCATTTTGTACACTACAGGTTTGTTCCCGGTTTTGGTTTTTATGGCTTGGGCTTGATACACTTTCTTGGTAATCTAACCATGAGTGCAACTGCTGCAATGAGATCTCTAATTGATGCAGGTCAGTTTGCAAATTTACCCGGAGGTTTCAAAGCCAAAGGACTTAGAATGGTTGGTGATAATGATCCTATCTCCCCCGGTGAGTTCAAGGAGGTTGAAGCAACTGGAATGGATCTTGCAAAGGCTATTATTCCTCTCCCCTATAAAGAGCCTTCCTCTACTCTATTTCAGATGCTTCAATTCGTAGCTGCTGCTGGTCAGCGGTTTGCGGATAGCACGGAACAGGTTATCTCTGATGCTGCCTCCTACGGACCTGTCGGAACAACTATGGCTTTACTTGAAGCCAGTAGCAAGTTTTTCACAGCCATACATAAACGTCTTCATAAGTCTCAGAGAGATGAGTTCAGGATACTTGCCAAGATAGATTATGATTATCTTCCAGCAGAGTATCCATATGATGTTCCATTTGAAGACAGAAGTATTTTCAAGAATGATTTTGATGGAAGAGTTGATATAGTTCCTGTATCAGATCCGAATATACCATCTAATGCTCATCGAATGATGATGGCTAATATGGCTCTTCAGATGGCACAACAGTCTCCTCCCGGTATGTTTAATCTGGAAGCACTGAACAGAACAATACTTCATGCAGCTAATATGCCGAATCTGGAAGAAATACTCCCTCCCAAGATAGAACCAAAGCCTATGGATCCAGTGTCGGATATTATGGCTGCTACGAAAGGAATACCCATAGCAGCCTTTCCGGGGCAGAATCATGATGCTCACATTCAAACCAAGATGGCCTATCTACAAGATCCTATGAATGGAGCTAATCCTATTATGCAGAGGTTACGTCCTGTTCTGGAAGCTAATATACAGGAACACTCAGTGATGAAGTATCAGGAACAGATGAATGGAGTAGCACAGGAAATGATGCAGCAGATGCCGCCTGAAGAAGCACAAAATCCTGCTGTAGTAGAAATGGTTATGGCTCAAGCTGCACAACAGGTAATGAATGCAAATCAGGCTATGGGAATGGCACAGTCACCTGAACAACAACTGGTATCTCTGGAACAGGCTAAAGTAGAACTACAGAAACAGAAGTTACAATCAGATACGGTTGTACAGGCTGCTGAAATGGAAATTAAGAATAAGCAGCTTGAGCTTGATGAAAATGAACAGATCATAGATATGTTAAAGGCTGGAGCTACAGATAACTTCAAGAAGGAAAAGGCAGATCTTGATAGGAAGAGTAAAAAGGAAATAAAAACTTTGGATGTTTTGTCCAAGGTAGGAATTGAAGAGTCTAAAATAAGTGCGGAAGATGAGAGAACCAGAGAAAGAATTATGAAAGATCTTCTGGAACAAAGCACAAGAGATGAAAAGGATCTGGATATGAAAGGTCTTGAAGCACTGGTTAAACTTGCAATTGAACAATCCAAGAAAGAAGGAGATTAAGAATGACAATAAAAATTCCAGAAATGACGAAAGGTAAAGGTTATATTACTTATAAAAAAACAAGTTCTGATAAACCAGTAACTTATGGAGATCCTTTTAAAAGTGATTGTATTGGACCTTGGGAAACATTAGCTGACCTTAATGAATGGGGTTATGGTGAATTTAAATTTCCAAATCCGGCAAAGAAAAGTCGTAAGAGTACTTTATTTAACTAATGGAACTCTGGGATGAGGTTATTCAAGAGTATAATGAAGAGATTCAAAGACTCAGACTTTCATTAGGAAGTGGAACTGCTGAAGATTATGCTCATTATAGACAGCTTGTAGGTTCTATTCAAGGTCTGGAGTGGGCTAGAATTAATTTAAATGATATAATTAAAAAACGAATGTATTCAGAAGAAGAGGAGTAAAATGCAACAAGTACAAATGGGTAAGGCCCTAAAAAATGATTCATGGATCAGTGATCCTACTGAAGTAGAAGATCCAGAAGTATTACCTGAATTACCGGGATTTCATGTTTTGGTAAGACCAGTGTCTGTAAAAAGTCAAACAAAAGGTGGAATTTTTATTCCAGATTCAATTAAAGATGATATGTCATATCTTACCACGGTAGGTAAAGTATTAGCTCTGGGTAAGTTGGCATATCTGGATAGGGATAAATTTCCAGCAGGAGCTTGGTGTAATGTAGGTGATTATATATGTTATGGTAAACATGCAGGAACAAAGCTTTTTTACAAAGGAGTAAGACTTATTTTACTCTTTGATGATCAGATTACAATGAAGGTTGAAGATCCAAAAGATCTAGATCCAACATTTAATTTAGGAAAAGGATCAACATAATTTGGAAAATCGTTAATTGTATGGTATAATAGTATATCGTTAAATCGTTGATTTCGTAAACAACGGAGGTAAGAATGGATAAAAAAGAAGAATGGGGAGATATAAATCTTTCGAATGAGGAACAGAAAATTGAAATTGAGCTTGAAGATAATGAGTCAAATTCTGAAGAGGGAGTTGAAGAATCTAAAGAAGCCCAAAACTCAGATGGTAAAGGAGATGCTCCAGAATTGGAGGGCATTAATACCAAAGGAGCAGAAAAACGTATTCGACAACTTATCCGACAGCGCAAGGAAAGAGATGAACATATTGCTGCTCTCATTCAAAAAAATGAGGAGTTAAATACAACTCTCAGAACACAATATAAGGAAGTAGACGAGGTTAATAAATTAAGTCTTGATGCTTCTGAAAAACAATTAACTGATAAACTTGAGCTTGCCAGATCAGTTTATATGGAAGCTTTTGAAGAAGGAGACAAAGAAAGAGTTCTTAAAGCACAGGAAATGTTAAATGATGCACAGACTGACTTGAAAGCAGTTTCTTCTGCTCAAAAAAATTATAAAGAAGTACCTGTACAAGAACCTCAATATCAACCACCGCCTGTGCAACAAGCTTCTGATCCAAGGGCTGAAGAATGGGCTGCAAGAAATAATTGGTTTGGACAGGATAATGTTAAAACCGCTGCTGCATTAGCTATAGATGCAGAACTTAAAAGCGAAGGTTATGATCCAACCGATAATGATTTTTATCAGGAAATTGATAAGAGAATTAATAAAGCGTTTTCTCAAAATATAGAGGAAACTACAGAACGTGTGCAGGATAATACGTCACCACCTGCTCAAGTAGTATCGGGGAGTTCACGCTCATCCCCATCCAGTTCTAATAAAGTTAAACTATCAAAGGAAGATGTTAGGCTTGCACAGAAATGGAATATACCACTTGAACAGTATGCTGCTGAAAAGCTAAAAGTTTCTGATGCTGACGGCAATTATACTAATATAACTTAGCGTGGAGGAATGAAATATGACACGAAATGAAACACGTAGTAATACTAATCGGGAAACTACAACAAGAGAAGTCGAAGAAGAATATGTCTTTGAGGAGCCAGATGCCCTCTCTATACCGGATTCGGTACAAGCAAGATTTGACAATGAGGCTATGTCTCTCCGTTGGATACGCATATCTGTAAAAGGTGAAGATGACATCGCAAATGTTGGTAAAAACCAGCAACAGGGATGGATCTTCGTAACTCCTGATGAAGTTCCTGAAATGGCAATTACATCCTTCGTAAGGGAAGAAGGTCGCTATCTTGGAGCCGTCTGTCGTGGAGACGTAGCGTTGGCAAAGAAGCCAACAGCAAAGGTAGAGGCCAGACAGAAATTTTATGAGAAAAAGGCTAATGATATGATGGATGCAGTAAATGCACAACTAATGAAAAGCTCTGATTCTCGTATGCCAATTTCTAATACAAGTAAATCCGTAACAACCAGAGGTAGGCAACCTTCTTTTCAAAAATAGTCTATCTCTACATTATAAGGAGATGAAACATGTCTACTACTAAAGCATTTCGTGGTTTCGTCCCTGCTCGTAAAAAAGGTGGTGCTTATAATAATGAGGCTGTGACCGATATGATCACACTAACCTCAACAGGACAAGCACAAACACCAGCGAATAGTATTTTTACTGGTGATCCTGTCGTATTACCGGGAGCTAACTTTACAACTATCTCTCCGTATATTGCTGCAACTCTTAAACCTTCAGGGGTTTTCATGGGTTGTCAATATGTTGAGAATGGTGAACAAAAGTTCTCACGATACTGGCCGGGTGGAACAAGTGCCACAGACGTTAAATTTTTCGTAATTACTGATCCTGATCAGGTTTATTACATCCAGTGTT